AGGGCCTTCTAGCTCTATCTATAGCAAGATCTCTATCTCTTGTAGACTGTCTTCTAGGTAAAGAGGCTGGTGGACCATCGCCGACGATGAAAGGTGGTTGGGGCATAGGTCTATCGTCAATGTCAATCGGGTCTAGTTCAGGACGATTAATCAGGCCTTCAAGCACCGGATTAGTAGGATCTCTACGCAAACGTCTTCTTCTAGCAGCCTCAATTATAGCTTGATTAACAGCATTTGATGAGAAAGTTGGGCTTCTGGGACTGTCGGGCATACCCCGACTACTATTATAAAGATCTTGTAATTCTTCATCACTAAGGTTTCTAAGGCGTCTACGTAATGCTGCTAAAGCTTCCTCATCAATCCTCTCCTCTCCAGGTCTATCCATTCCTTGTCTTGGTAGGTACACTGAATTTAGTAATTCTGATGTAGTCATCTCATTAAAAGGTTTTCTAGGCCTTCCGAATGGAAGAACTGATTCATCTTCTGGGAAAGGTAAGCTGCCCGCTGGTCCGCCTCTGCCACGACCACGACCACGACCACCACTACCACTAAACTGATTTCTTTCCAACCGCTCCAAAGCAGCTTGCAACCTATCAGCCCTACGCTCCAACGAAGTTAAAATATCATCCAAACTTTCCATCGGAACATCATTAGTGTTCACAACTGGAATATCCGCATCATCGCCATCACCATCAGGCACATCAACATCTGGCCTAGGTGTCGTTTCCTCAATCAACTGTGAAAGGTCAAACCCTTCAGGCAAACCAGCAGCACGAACAGTATTAGCTTCCTCAGCTACCTCATCAAGATCAGCGTCATACGCATCTACACGCCTAGCATTAGAAACAGTTTCTTGAGTTGCCTCAGCAGCCTCAACATCAGAAGCCCCTAAAGCTGCCCTATACGATATCCTACGATCAGTAACTTCCGCTCTGCTAACATCTAATCTTTGAGCTATCTCTCTATCAGATAAGCCCTCTTGAGTACTAAAATTCCATATTTGCTCATCAAGCTCAGAATTCTCATCAAGACCACCTGCTGACACCCAGTTATCAATTGATCTCCTATTAGGAGCCGCATCCATTCTAGACATAGGAGGTGATGCTCCAAGTGACCCAGTAGTGAGCATATTCCTGCCCTCAGGCCTATTTCTTCTTGCCTTAGCTTCCTCAAAAAGACCAACCATATTGCCTAATCTGAGCATCAAGTAATCATCGCCCGGCACATTTGATTGCAAGCTAAATGCTCTTATAAGCTGATCTAGCTCTTCTTCAGTTTCCGCAAGTACAAAAGGAACAGGTGTGCTTCTATCTTCAAAGAAGTCAAAAGCCTCATTCACTCTGTCATCAAACGCTACAACAGCTGCAAGCATTCTCTGTGCTTGATCTTTTGTGATAAAGCTTCCATCAGCATTGAGCCTAGCTACTAAAGTTCCGTCTTCTAATATCGTGGGTTCATTAAATATGTTAAAGTCGTCGCTGTCTCCTCTATTTATCTGCCCAACTAGCAGAGTTTTGAGAGTGTTGTTCATTAGTCTCATGTCTTGTATTCTGCCTTGGTTGAAAGTTATCTCAGCGACAGGAGGGGGGCCTTCTCTTCTTGATGCTGGAGGCCCACCAGCAGTTCTACCTCTTCTTGAGCCAATCGGCCCACCAGCAGCTTCACGGCCAGCCCTAAAAATATCTTCAGTATTCATTATTCGTTCTGATAGCATTCTTATCAGCGGATCGTCAGACTCTACATCTATAACATCGTCTAAGGCGTTAGCTACTGCCCTTTCAACAACTTCTTCAGGTGATATGCCTTCTCTGTCGGCGACTTCTTCTACTTGCTCCATTACGGAATCAATGCCTCTTCTAGCCACCTCATTTCGGCTATCTGCCTGCTCAGCCAACTCATCAAATATTGTAAGCTGTCCTGCAATCTGCTGATTCTTTTCAGACTCATCATCGTTATTAAAGAAATTAGTTCTAAACTTTCTACCTTTAAATTTTTCGGCGTGTTTCTGGAAGAAGTTAGGTACAGGATCTTCCTTGGGGTTCGTTAGTTCTTCAGAAGCTGATCTTCCATTCGGCGCTTCTAAAGATGATTGTAAAACAGCTTTTAACCTATCAAACTCAATGTCATCGGTTTCTTCACGTAAGAAATCTAAATCATCTATTAATGCAGCTATCGTAGCTTCGTCACCTAAGTCAGTGGCTATGTTATCAAAAACATCACCTGTTCCAAGAGACTCCTCTGGGAAGTCTACACTTTTTCTTAACTCAGCAGCTAAGTTAACTAGGTTTCTGCTTTCTGGATCTTCTTCCGAAAGAACTCCATCCCTAATTAACTTGTTTAGCGACCTTTCAATAGAAGCTGCGTAACGAGCTTTTTCTTCTTCAGCAAACATTGCAGCATGTCGTTTGCCTAAACTAGAAAGTCGTTTTCCATAAGCGTCTACTTCTGGATCGTCAGTAAGCCTGCCTACAATGTCATCTAGCTCCATAGCTGTTTCTGCTGTATCAACTTCACCAGTAATAGGTGAAGTCGGATTGATTTTCAAATTGTTAATATCATAACTTAAGTTATCAGACGCTAAACCACTAAATCCATATCTGTTGCCTTCAAAGTTGGTTATTAAAGGCCTCTCAGCAGGTGTGAATGTAACGCCAAACGCTGCTTGCGCTTCATCAATTTGGCTATCAACTGCCTGTATGTCCTTGTCGCTACGAACAGAACTATCGCCAGTCATTGCCCTATATAGTGCAGTGTTTCGTTTAAGCCTACCATCAGGCTCTAAACCATTAAAAACAGAGAATATTGCATAACCATCTGGCGATGCTTCAGGCCTATCAGGATTTGAGGCATCACGTAAAAGTTTTACCTCTTCTAACTTCTCAGGAGTACCAATAAGAGTTAAAGCAGTAGCTGATCTCACATCAATATCCGTTCCGTTTGCTGCGGCTTCTAAACCACGCTCAGCATCCTTTATTATTTCGTCTAAAGATTGCCTGTGCAACTCTACCCTACTACTTGTGTTCGGAGTAGCAAATCCATACTTAGCCCATGTTGCTGAACCAGTGTATGCAGTTCCCCCAATCTCCAGCCTTTCAAGACCTGATCCCTTCATAAAAGGCATGGCCCTTTGAGACAAAGTATTCATAAAGCCACCAGAGTTAAAAGTTACATCTTGAGTGGGGTCAGCAAACCTATAATATTTACCATCAACTGACAATCTTCTATCATCGGGGTTTATAAGATCATCTGGTCTAGGTATCAGTGTCTCTCTAGAAGCGCTGAAAGGCCTTTGTTGAAATATTTGATGGGTAGTACCAGCGTTACTAAAAGTAGCTGATCCATTTTTGTAATCAAGCTCAAATACTAATAGACCTTCACTCCAAGCCATACCCTTATCACGCTCTTGATAAATAATGCTACCATCTTCAGAGTTCCTCAACGTAAAAGTAAGAGGCACACTAACTGTTATTTTATCAGATCCGCCAAAAGTCGTGCCAATATCGTCATCAGTTATATCAACAGATATTTCCTTAATGGCTTTTATCCTATTGCCTTGCTCGTCAAGTACATCTACTTCACCGACCTTAAAAGGATACACTTTCCCAGTCTCAGGATCAGTACCAAAAGCGTGATTAATCCAAGACTTTGCTGCATCTCTTATATTTTCACCTTTGCCCTCAATTATGTATTTCTCTTCCAAGTTACCTATGAAATTAGCTCTAGTTTCTTTGGGGTCAAGCGTACCACCTGCAGTAAAATCCCAATTAGGTGATGGCACAACCAGCTGACCATGAGTTTCATACAACTCCTCTATCTCATCTGGTCCCAAAGTATCTGAAAGCTGAGTGTACAAATCAAGTTTCTGCTGATCACGCAAAGCCAAAAGTCTAGCATGATCTTCCCACGAAACAGAAGCTATCGCATCAACACTTTCAGGCAAATTCGGATTCTCTAAAAGCGTGTCCTGCAGCTGCTGATTAATCGTCTCACCATCAACATATTGCTTATAAGCTCTCTTATCAATTCTATCACGGATAGCTTTTCGCTTATCTTTAGCAGCTTGCTTTATGCTTTGCGTAACATTAGTCGGACCAAACCTAGACTCTAAAGTACGAGCTGCATCACTTCTGTCTGCCTCTCCAACTTGTACTCCCGACCTGAAACGCCTAACTCCCTCTATGTCTGTTCCTTCAGGCATTTGCATAGAGTCGCCTCTATTTCGTACAGTCATGGATTCAGCACCTGCTAATAACTCATTAGCATCTATATCATTTATTCTTCTTACAGCATCTTCAAACTGTACAGCAAAACGAGCATCATCATCAGCGAGAAGGTCACGCATCTCTCTAAACGTATTAAGAGAACCAATCACTTGAGCAACTTCACTAGCATTCTCATCCGTTACTTCTGTGTTCTTCAAAAACTCAACTGCTTGCTCATCAAGCTTATCATCATCTCTAGTTCTAGTACCAAGGAGAGACTTCAAACGCTTCTTTGCGCTCTTACCAACATTAGTAGCATCAGTCCTACGTGCAGTCAAAAACTCTTCATCAAGAGTACCATCATCTTTATAAAACCTATTTTTATTTATGTCTGGTATAGCTTGACCAGTCCTACGCATGCTTCTGCCACGTACTAAGTTCCTAGCCAGCCTACCAAGCTTTTCTCTTCTTTCAGTAGCCGCCTGTGTAGCTCTTTCTTGAAGCTGTGTTCTTCTGGCTGCAACACGCTCGGCATAAGGACGTTCATTGATAGCAGCCCTACGCCTTGCTTCACGCCCACTTGGTCGGTCTATAATCTGTTGCGCAAACCCATCTAAAAGATCTTGGATCTGTCCACCTGCCCTAACAACTCTAGAATCTTGACTTGTATTATCCGTAAGCCTACCAGCTTCTAGATTCGCCATCTTAGAAAGCTGTTCCCATACTTTCTCAACGTCTCTTCTATCTCCATTTTGTATAACGTCCTCAATTTCGTTTTGAAAACCGAGCAAAGTGTCTCGCACAGATTGACCACTAAATATTTTTTCTTGCGACTCATCCAACTTAGCCACAGATCTCCTCTGACCAATAGACCTACCTAACCTTGAACCAACTCTAGATTCAGTAATACCAAGAACCCCATCAAATTTTTCATTAAAACTCTTTAACCTATTAGCTACCCTGTTTGCTTTTTCCCTTCTTCGTTCGCCTCTTCCACGGGCTCTACCTATATTCCTGATAGCATTAGTAGCTTTACCTAAATTATCTACTACATTAGCGGGGAGCGAGTAGCCACAATTGCTACCTAACCTATCAGAAAACGTGCCACCTCTACGAGTGCCTGGGGGGCAACGCCAACGGCCTAAAGAGTTATCAAAAATAGCAGAAGCTGTACCTCTTAAAGCTCTACCTCCACCACTTCTTCCGCCTCTTCTTAAAGCCCTTCCTAACCGTGGGGCTTTTATGTCCAGCTCAGCTTCGTCAACTACTCCTACAAACCTAGCAGCTTTTTCGCTAACCAAGTTGTAGTAATCACGTGCTAAACTTAAATCTTCTTTGTTTGTTTTGCGAGCATTAAAAAAAGGTGATAACGACTTTGTATCATCGTCTATAATTTCATAAATAGGATCAGCCTCAAGTCGTCTTGGGGCCGACCTAGAAAGAAAAGTATCATAAACCCATTTCGGAACCAACTTAACAACATTACCAGAACGAACTTGGACTAATTCATTTTTAGCAGTGTTATCAGGAACAAACGCATTATTCTTAATCTCACCAAACTCAACAGTAAACTTACCATCAGAAGCTTCAATAAAGTCCATAAGTGGAGCAGTCCGATCAGGATTTCTAGTACCACTACTCTTGGCAACAGAGGCATTAAACGCCCTAACCGTATTGTTGCGTGTGCTTTGATCAAGTTCACCACCTACACGACTTACCTTAACTACACCTTGATCTTCAATGTTAATGTAGTTATCTCGCAGTCCTGTACCGAAAGTAGTTAAAGAGCCCTCACCAAGTATGCCTTCTGTGTACCTAGTTATAAGTGACCCATCAACCATGTCATCAAACTCATCAAGTTTGCCGAGTTCTTCCATGGACACCATGGGTTCAAGTATGACACCATCTCTTCTAACAAACCTAGCTGGAACATTTTCTCCATTAGCTATTCTTGCAAGAACAAGATCTACTGATGTTTGCCTACGAGTAGGGCTTGTTTTCTTTGGCGCAAACGGAATCTGTGCTGCACGTATAACAGCATAAGGATTAGAGTTGTTCTTAAGATCTCCAATGCTTCTAACAAGATTTCTATCTCTAGCTAATCTAGCCAAAGCTCGTTCAACGCCTGTAGCAAAAGCACCCGGCCCAAATGGCGGAATACCCAAAATTTGAGCACCGCATGTGCTGTAATACTTGTTGGTAAACGTTCCGCCTTTTTGGAAACCTGGTGGACACCTATACTTGTTTCTAGCACCCCTTCCGGTTCCTCGCACAACTCGCCTAAGGCCAAGTCCTCGTCCTCCACCCGGCGTCAAAGTCTCATAAATCTGAGAACGTATAGGACTTCTAAAGTCTGACAAATCGCCTGGCAGTAATATACTTCCTGCTGCTTGTACTGCTTGACCTGCAGCACTACCGCTACCAAGAATGCCTACTTTTTTAAACTCAATATCTTCTTTTCTGTCAGAAACTTCTTTGTACCTATCAGCAAACATTGCTGCCTTAAGTTCCAACACATTCTGCCTTCCAGATATTGGCTGTACTAACAAACCATCAAAAGTACGAGAATGAGATACCATGTCTTTAAAGCCATACTCATAATTGATAGACTCAACACCATCTAAAGACTTCTTACCTCTTCTTTTTCTTTTCTTAGGTTTCTTAAGGTAACGCCTTGCTCGTCCTACAATAGGGCCGAGCTTTCCACCTTCGTGATGGTTTCCTTCATTTGGCCATAATCCAGTTGTTTCATGGTGAAGCCAAGCACATATTCTTTCTAAAGGGTAAAGCTCTGGGTGGTTAGCTAGTATAACTAAACATCGCCTAAATCCACCCGGCTTCCTCATGATTGGGCGCCAGTATTTAATCAACCTTTCAAGGTTGCCTCGCCTCGGACCACGACCACGAAGAATATCACCAGTAATTCGTTCTTGGGGTAAGTCAAATATAGCCTCTTGTGGGGCTTTTATTTCGGAGTCCCAGTCAATACTCATACTAGGCCTCGTTTATTTCTTCGCTTACGGAAATGAATTCGTATACTTTTCGCTCGCTGCCACTTTCGTCAACCAAAAGATCGTAAGAGATGTCTCCTAAAATAGTCTTTGAACCGATATTATACAGAGCTTGGTTAGCCAAGCGTATTCTTTCCCATGCCGTGTTAGGCGTCATTTAACCCTCCTAAAGGTTATCAGGAAAGTCCGTCAAATTCTTCTTTTAGACTTTCAAACTCTTTTAAAGCCGCATCAATGTCAACAGTTTCTAGATTCTCTAATAAGGTTTTCTCTTCATCTCTCATCATTCTCTCAGCTTGTGGAGCTTCGCCTTCTGGAGCTTCACCTTCTGGAGCTTCAGGCGCCGCATTAGCTTCGCCAGATCCAACCATAAATTCTTCAGGAATCATGTCCTCTAGACCTAATTCTTCAGCTCGTTTCATAATGTGTGCTTTAGCAGCTTCTTTATCCGCTGCCCGACCATAAGCTTGTATGGCATTTCTCAGATCAGCTTCATCAGCTATTGGGAAAGAACCATCTGGTAAAGCATCCCCATTTTCAGCCATTTCTTCTCTCTGTTCTCTACTATACATTCTCTTTAGTTCTAGCTCTGCTTCAAGAGCTTTAATTTCGTCTTCTTCAGAAAGAGGCATCTCTACTTCGTACTCATCGTACCCTAGAACCTTTCCATCCATTCCTACGAAAACATCAAAGCTTTTCTCATCAGCAGTATCAAGTTGAACCACATAAACATCTTCGTTATTAAAAATATCAGGAGATACGCTGTAAACTTCGCCACCAATAGCTTTGATAGCTACACTTTCAGCATCTACTTGAGATATAATGTCCATAGGAGCTATTGACTTTTCTTCAAGCAGTGACTCATCTATCTTCAACCAGCCTAGCTCTTCACCTTCGCCTGAAACAAACATTTCAATAGCAGAGCCATCAGCACGCTTAACATCAAGAACAAATATATCATCAGCGCTTGAGTATCCCGATCCTACAATTTCAGATCCTTCATACGCTGACTTAACCATTGCTTCAACGTCAGCTAAGCCTGGAAGATCGCCTTCAGGGGCGCATCCGCCTCTACAGAAGTCACATGGCTGAGCTACAGATTTCCTTTGGAAGCCGCACAAGAAGTCTTCGCTCTTGCCCATTCTTTCCATTCCTTCTGCTTCTCCTTGACCAGTGAGCTTTGCGTATTCTGCAGGATTTTCACATGGTAGGAATTTTCCATCCGCTTCATGTGCACCTGAACAACCTAACGCTGTAGCAGCTTCTGCTGCCTCTTCGGCTGAATCAAAGAATTTTTCTTTGTATTCCATATTTCTCTTGAGAGGGTTACGTCTACGATATCGCATACCATAACCTTTTTCAGAATCTTCATCATAAATTTGCACCAACTCAAAAGCATCTTTAGCATCATCATCTAGCTGACCGTATGCTTTAAGGTCTAAGTACTCTCCAGTATGACATTTTTCATCAAAATCAGCTTTAGATAAGAAAACAGAAGGAACATCTGGGTTTTCATCTTCGTCTTCATCAGCTTCTCTTGTGAGATTTTCAAGAATTCTAGAAGCTTTTTCTACGATTTCAGAATCTTCTTCCTTTTTCTCATCTTCTTCTTCATCGTCATCATCATCCATGGAGCCATAGGCTTTTCCTGACGTAATGCTTTCCCACTCATCATGAGTAGCACACGGCATAAACTTACCATCAGCTTCATGAGTTCCTTCGCAGCCTAAAGCTGTGGCTCGTTCAACAGCTTCTTCTACTGTATCAAACATATCTTTCATGCCATCTTCGTCTTTGTCGTCACGATCATGCATAGATCCATAGCCTTTTTCTTCAGCTTCATCGCCTTCAGCGCTTTTCTCTTCCTCAGATTCTTCAGCTTCATCTTCTGATTTCACTTCAGCATTTTCTAGCTTAGCATGAAGTTCCTCTAGCTCCGCTAATTGCTGTTCTTCTGATTTTTCTTCAGCTACTTCAGCAACTTCTTCAGCAACTTCTTCAGCTACTTCTTCAGCTACTTCTTCGGCTGCTTCTTCCGCAACCTCTTCAGCTTCTTCTTCTGATTTTACTTCAGTACTTTCTAGTTGAGCGTGAAGCTTTTCTAACTCCGCTAATTGCTCTTCTAGTTCGTTGTTTTCCATTGTTTTTCTCCTAAAAGTTCCTTAACTTAGTCTAGTTAATATTAGCTTCCGTGTCAAGATGCTCTTCTTCAAATCTGCTAGAAACCTTAGGTTCAAAAGACAGACCAGCTATAGAAAAGGCAACCTTTTCCAAGAGATCATCATGTTCGTAATCTTTCGCAAACAGAAGATCAATTCCATCTTCTGTTCTTACTGGAAGAACTGGTAGTGTTTTAACATTATCCAGAACTTCAAACGCTTCAGCTTCATCACACTTGAGATTAACAACAAAGCCTGAAGTGGCTTTCTTTGAAGCCATAACTACTTCAACTTGTTCTTCTCTCATTTCAACCATGAAATCTTCAACCATGGATATCAAAGCTAATGTAGCTTCACGTTCTTTACCTGCGCCCTTTAGAGGAATCATTGCATTGTATGCCATAAGCAGCAATGCCATTGGATCTCTTTGAACGCTTTCTGAAGGACCTCTTCGGTATTTTCCTCCGCCTTTTGTTTCCGTTTCACAGGAACAAGGCTCTGCGTCTTTCTTCGTGACGCTTTCGTCTTCTGTAACATTTGCACTTGAAACATAATCATTAAATTCGCTTATGTTTGCGTTATTGTCAAATGCTTTGAGAGATTCTAAATATGTCTCTCTGTCTTTACATGGAAAGAATCTGCCACCTTCAGAGTGGAATCCTTCGCACCCTAGTGTCATTGCCCAAGATAAAGCTGTATCTTCTCCAGAAAAACCTTCTGGGTCAATTGGCTCTCCATTCTCTTCTTCTCCGTCACGCATTAGAACACCATGCATTCCTTCTGCTTTTAATGCTGTCATTGGCTCGTTTTCCATCCTTTCAGCCTCTCCTACTCCTTTTGGCAGGGTTTCAGAAACGCCCCCATCAAGAGGCATATAAGTTGTCATTGGTTTTACTCTGGTTGGAGCACCAACCATAAAGCGATTTCCTTCACGGTGAAAGCCAGCTTGCCACATCATTCCTGGTGCGGACTCAAAAACTACTGTGTTATCATCCATGTCTATTATTTCAATCGGACGATTGAGTGCTTGAGAAAGTGCAGTTCTCAAAACTGATTTTGGATCAGATGGATCAGCCCTGTGCATCTGTCGTAATCCACCTTTTTCTTCAGCATCTTTAACAGAAATAGTACCTGTTAACTGGTTTGCTCCGTGCAAAACAGGAGAAACTTCATAAAGCTCTACCTCTTTTAACATATTAGCTTGCATTTCATTGTTGAAATCAGCTACTAAGGTTTTATAACCTATAGACCATTCTTGATCATTGCCATAAAAAGCAACGTTAGCAAATGCTTCACGTCCTCTTTCTGTGTTCAAATTGAACTGAACCTTAGCAAAAAGACCACCAACACTAGCTTTTTTCATCTTTTCTGGTAGCCTAGGGTCACTTTTTGAAACTTCATAAATATCAATTACTTTCCCAATGGGTTGATTCCAATCATGGCCCCACACAACACGTGGTTTTCTTCTCTTTAGAGACGCATTAAATGCTCCCGGCATTACTACATCTCCGACTGAATCTTTGTTTCCTATTGCAGAAACAAAACATTCTACAATTCCTTGCGCTTTATCTACCCCTATTTGACCTGAAATAGCCTTAAAAGCGACATCAGCATCGCTTGAAAGTTCAGGGGTAACCACTGAATCTATTGTTAAAGTTGTCATAGCACCTCAAATTTTATGTTCCGAACACTTATATAGTACAGTAATCTAAGGACTCATGCAAGCACACTTTATATAAAATATTTATAAACACTTTATATAAATCATCTACTAAAACTAAGGAAGCATCTGCAATTTATTGTCAAAGATGGGGGCGCTATAGGATCTCTAGGAAACCTTATTGGAACACCATTTACTATAAAAGGCTCACTTATTTGTACATTATCACCTCTTAAGATCTTATGAGTCTCCCTAACTTTGTTGTCTCCCATAGTAACCCAAGTTTTCTTAATAGAGGTATCATTTAGTGCTGAATCATACAACCCCATGTTATAAGAGCCTAAAATACCAGTATCAACCACAAGCTTCTTTCGGTTCCCTCTCAAAGCCCTAAAGACTCCTTTTATCAAATAATAAGCCAAAACTGCTTTAAAAACAACATCTATGTCCTCGTTTTCTCCTTCAGCATTTGCAGCGGTAGACATAGCCTGAATAACATATGCTTGTGTTGTCTTGTTGAAGTTATTAACAGTTGCTACTTGCTGCGATATAGCCGCATTAGCTAAATCCTCTTGAACAGGCGTACCATAACCTTCAACTATATTATCAGTAACTCCTTTTTCATAAGCTTTTTTCATTTCAGCTACCATTGGGTCAGAAGCTGTTGTTAAATCTGCTATAGAGGCTACAGAACTAAAGTCTGCATCAGCCCCTAAACCTAGTAAAGCTTTCGTGGAGTCCTCGTCAAGAGTCTTCAGGACAAGCTCTTCCTGCTTATCAATAACTGAGTCTACAACTTTTTTAAACTCAGACTCTAGCAAGTTTACACTTTGCTCTACTTTATTTCCCCAAGTAGGGTCTAAAAGAGCGGCTTTCCTTGAAAAGGGAGGCTCTTCTCACCCTCCTCTTCTTCATCCTCTTCTTCTAGCCCATCTTCCATAGAGGGTACCTGAGAGGCAGGAAGCTCAATATCTCTTGTGCCTTCTACAGTGCCTAACGGTACAAACCCGCCTTCTTCAGGGCTAAATTCAGTAGCTACTGTCTGAGTGGCTTCAGCACCTTGACCTGCTATTGGAACACCAGCTTGTATTCCACCTGCCGGAATTGGCTCAGTTCCTTCTGGGATAGGTCCTTGAGCTCCAGCGGGAGCACCTTCAGGACCAGCAGGACCAGCAGGACCAGCAGGACCAGCAGCACCAGCCATCGGGTTAGCGCCAGCAGCCGCATTTGGATCTTCCATCGGTTTCTCTGTGTTTGCAATTGGTGTAAGATTAGGATTAGCAAGTATTGAATCAGCTAAATCAGCTTCAACTTTCTTTCTACCTGTTAACGTTCTATATTCGTTAACGCTTATAAGGCCTTGCTGATACTCTTGTAAATGGAATTGGCTTTGCTCTTGCTGTGACAATATGATGATAGGCACACCTGTTGTATCAAAGTCAACAAAGTATTCTTGGCTAATTGGGTCAAATGACCTAGCAATAAGATCAAGATGTGGCTCCATTGTTTCCATCCAAAAAACCTTGCCTTCTTCCATGGCGTTAGAGAAGGTTCTATTTGCAGAGTTACCAATAATAGACTCTGGTACACCAAAAGCAGCTAAGATTTCTTCTTTGTTCAAAGTTCTCATTTGAATGTATGCTGCATCTCTAGGGCTTGCCGCAGTATCAACAAAGTCCGCACCATCATCAGAAGCTATAACACCTACAGCTCCTGCTCTTGATATGTTACCTTGGAAACGTGATCTAAGCTCATCTTTATCCTCGTCGCTTATCTCACTTCTAACGACCAAAAGCCCACCCGGTCTTCCATCGTTTACTAAGAAGTTTCTGTTGTAAACCTTTGCTAAGTTTTCTACCTCTATCGCTACACCAGCAGCCTGCATAGGGGTCATTGACAAATACGGATCAAGAGGGTGGGGCCGTCTTATCCAAATAACATTTTGTGGCTTTATGATTCTCTTATCACCTTGTGGAAGCTTTACCTCGTATCCTGAAACAAACTTAGACACGTGGGGTATCGGGGAGGTGTCTTGTGGTGGAAGCAAGTGCAGTGCTATAGGATCTCCAAGCCTGTCTCTAACTACCTCTATAAATACACCACGGGAGCTCATCAAAAGTTGAGCAGATAACCTGTATCTAAAGGCGAAAGCATTTTCACCAATATTTGTAGTATTGTTAAATACTTCTAGAACACTGTCGTTTGATATTATTTCACCAAAAGGATTATTGTCTTTCCTAAAAACCATAGGTAGTTTAGCTTGGTTTGATGAGATAACATCTATACACCTAAACACCCAAGTTATTTTAGCAACACCGTCTTGGTAGGCTTTAGTTATATCCCAGCCATCATGATAGCCTGTTTTAGGCTGAAGACTTGGACTATACGATATTGGTGCCCCCACAGATATAGCTGCTTTTTTCTCCACGCCAGCAATATTTTCAAAAGATTTATTAGTTGTTGGGTTCCACGCCATTATTCAGCCCCTAAAATGTATCCGTACCAGACGGCTAGTAAGCCACCACTTGCAATTCCTACCCCTAAATGTACTATACTAATACCAAGGGCTAATGTTATTATACCCCCACATATTAGTAAATGAGCGGCGTTAGTGCGATTTAAGTATTTTGATAAAAATTTCATTATAATAATAGTTTAGCAATAATTTGTCAAGGAGACAACTAAAAAATGGCGTTACAAGAAGCAGACTGGGAATCCATACATAAATGGCTTCAACCTAAAGGATCTGAATACTGGGTAGAAGAGCCTTCCCTTACTCAAAAAGTTTTTTTAAAAACAACTGCGCAAGAAGTATTGTTTGGAGGAGCAGCAGGTGGCGGTAAAAGCTCTGCGTTGCTGATGGCAGCTTTGCAGTATGTAGATGTCCCTAACTACTCGGCTATCCTTTTTCGTAGAACTTATGCTGACTTAGCGTTGCCTGGTGCCCTTATGGACAGATTTAGAGATTGGATATCTAACTATGAAGAAATTCACTGGAATGCTAACCAATACACAGCTACTTTCCCTAGTGGCGCAAGAATAACATTTGGTTACTTAAACAACAGTCAAGATTATCTAAGGTATAAAGGTTCTGAGTTTCAGTTTATAGGCATGGACGAAGTTACCGAAATACGAGAAGCTGACTACAGATACCTATTTTCTCGGTTGCGTCGCCCATCTACAGGACCATTGTCCCAAGTTCCTCTTCGCATGAGAGCAGCTACTAACCCTGCACCTAACTGGGTCAGGCAAAGGTTCCTAGTAGAAGGCTCGGACAAAGGTAGAATATTTGTTCCTTCAAAGCTCACAGATAATCCGGGTATAGACCCAGATTCCTACAGAGCAGTTCTTGCTGAGCTAGACCCAATTGAACGAAAAAGACTTGAGTTTGGCGACTGGTGGGCAACTACTCTAGGCTCAATGTTTGACAGAACTCAATTTGAAGTACTTGAACCTGCAGAAATACCAGATTTTAATAAGGATACAGAAATAGTTAGATTTTGGGATTTAGCAGGAACCGAACCAAGTCCTTCATACCCTGACCCCGACTGGACAGTTGGTTGCTTAGGAGCCATGCACGAAGGAATATTTTATGTATTAGATGTCCGTAGAATAAGAGCAAAAGGTGATAGGGTTGAAAAATTTATTAGAGAAACTGCAGAAGAAGACGGACCTGAAATATCAATCATGATGGAGCAAGAACCGGGCTCTGCTGGTAAAAACCTTATTGACCAATATGCTCGCTACGTTCTAGTGGGGTACGACTTCAAAGGCCAGAGGTCAACTGGCGATAAGGAAACAAGAGCTAAACCTATGTCAGCTGCCGTAGCTAATGGGAACGTTAGGTTGCTGCGTGGTAATTGGAACACAGACTACATTGATGAAATGTCTGCTTTTCCTGAAGCAAATGTGCACGATGACCAAGTTGATGCTTCTGTACACGCTTTCAATTTATGCGCAGGATTAGGAATGGGCATAAAAAAGAAACTTGAAATTATAGTCTAAAGAACGTCAAGAGCTATCATGAATACCTTTTGTGCGTCATATAACTTCTGACGGTACTCTACTCTTTCAGGGTCAACACGATCTTTGGCAGCTTCTATTGAAGATAAGGTTGCAACAGCAACGTCATAAGGTAAGGTGATTGTAATATCTTCCATATCAAAACAGCGTTTCTTCTTGAGGGAATCTACCACTTTTAATTTGCTTTTGGCGATCTATACATGCGGCATGTGCCCAAGCTTCAGGCGGTGTCATAAAGGCTAATGAGTTTATACCCCCTTGCGGCCTAACCTGTGACCAACCAGATACTTTCCTATACGTACCTACTTCTCCAACTTTAACATCTTTTCCACAGAAAAAACACTTCCCAACATCAGGCATTTATTCCTCCGTCAATATCTTATAAGCTACTAACTTGTCTCTGTGCACTAAGTTGTCTATTTCAAAAGATTGTTGAATCGCATCAAGCTCATCTACATTTCTGTGAAAATCATAAAACTCACAAATAGCATTATACAGTGACCATTTAGTCTGCCCAAAAAGCCCTGAATTTAATTTAGAATCATACAACTGTTTAACCCTCTCATGCACAAACTCAGTGTACTCACGTTTCTTTTTTGTGTTAGCGGTTGAAAAGCTCCATAATTTTTTAAGATAATCATTAACTTGGTAATCTCTTAGTTCTACCGACATTACTTTTATAACGTCTGATAACTCTCTAGTCCACACATCCCTCATCATTAAAACTTCAGAAGCCTCTTCTAATCGGTCTGTAGCATTTGGGGTGTGTCGCTTTCGTAAAGAAAAAGAAGCATAATCGCTTATAGGAGAAAATCTATAGATAGCAGAATTAATTCTTCTTGAATCAAGGTTGTAGTAGCAAATCGGTATAGATCCATCGTGTGACGTCATAATCACTATATAGTTGTCTATAACATCTTCTTTAGTCTTGTCTGGTGATAACGTTAGCTGTGTGGTTCTTACACATGCAAAAAACTTTCGTCCTCCATCTAAAGTTCCTACGCTTTCTAAGACAGCCTCACCTGAAGATCTATTGACAATGGCTATAGCCTTATCAATTATAACATCATTAGGGACAACTTGATATCTTCCTTTTACAACCTCCCAATTTTGTAATTCCATAGTTGTAGGATCTAGCCTGCCTGTTACATACCTGTCTTCTACAGTCACAAATTTACCAGTTCTTAAATCTTCAACTTGCACAGGACTTAATATAACTTCGTAATCAGCATCAGCTTTCTTGAGCATGTCTTCTTTAGATAGTGTTT